TTAATGATAAACAAATAGATTGGAAGAAACCTTTACATATTGGGATGGACTTCAATGTTGACCCAATGTCAGCTTGTGTAGCACAAATAGAAAAAGAAAAGATTTATTTTGTTGATGAGATAGTTATTTATTCAAGTAATACTGATGAAATATGCCAAGAAATACATGATAGATATGGAACTAAAATACCAATCTTTATATATCCTGACCCAGCTTCAAGACAAAGAAAAACATCTGCTGGTGGGAGAACAGATTTAAGTATTTTACAAAATGCTGGATTTAAAGTTAAAGCAAAATTTAAACACACAGCAATTCGTGATAGAGTCAATGCAGTTAATTCAAGACTTAAAGATTCTTTAGGAAAGAGATATATTTTTGTTTCACAATCTTGCAAAACATTGATAAAAGGTTTACAAAGACAGATATACAAGGAAAACACAAATATTCCTGATAAGGAAGATGGTTACGACCACATGAATGATGCTTTGGGTTATTTAATAGATTATATAAAGCCATTGATTATTCAAACACCATTTAGGCAACCTGAAAGATGGAATATTAAACAAAGGCAATATGGCATACAGCAAAGATCAAACAATAGATACTCATAAAGATTTCAAAGAAGCAATAAGTAATTGGGAATATTACATAAGGTCTTATAATGGTGGGTATGATTATATGGTTGGTCAATATCTTAATAGATATAATTTAGAACTTGATAACGAGTTTAATCAAAGACTTGCAAACACTCCTTGCGACAATCATTGTAAAAATATTATTCAAATCTATTCATCATTTTTATTTAGAGTAAAAGCTTCAAGAGATTTTGGAGATATGGCAGATGAATCTAGTTTAGAAACTTTTATGAAAGATACTGACCTAGATGGAAATAATTTTTCAACTGTTATGAAACAAGCACAAAATTATGCGGCAATATATGGACATTGTTTTTTAATTTTGGACAAACCTAAAGTCTTTACAAAAACAAAAGCCGATGAATTACAACAAGACATAAGACCTTATCTTTCTATTGTAACTCCTGAAAATGTTTTAGATTGGAATTACAAAAGAGAGATTAATGGAAAATACTCTTTGGATTATTTAAAAGTGCGAGAAGAAGTTGATAGAAGTGGTGGAACTTATTATAGAATGTGGTTTCCTGACAGAATAGATACTGTTTATTTAAAAGCAGATGGTTCAGAACCAACTTTAATAGATACTGCCGATAATCAGATTGGTAAGATTCCAGCAGTTATCTTGTACAATGCCAAATCGCACAAAAGAGGTATTGGCCAATCTGACCTAACTGATATAGCTGATTTGCAGAAAGCAATCTACAATGAGTTCTCAGAAATAGAGCAACTTATTAGATTAACAAATCATCCATCATTAGTTAAGACTCCATCGGTAAATGCTAGTGCTGGTGCTGGCGCAATAATAGAAATGCCTGAAGAAATAGAACCAAATCTAAAACCATATCTATTACAGCCATCAGGTTCTAACCTACAATCCATTATGGATTCAATAAGTAAAAAGGTTGAATCAATAAATAGAATTGCACATACAGGAGCAGTAAGAACAACTAAAACAGCAGTATCAAGTGGAATAGCTTTACAAACAGAATTTGAATTACTTAATGCAAGACTATCTGAAAAAGCAGATAACTTACAATTAGCTGAAGAACAATTATTTAATCTTTATGCTCTATTCCAAAACACAGAATTTAATGGAGAAATAACTTACCCTGATTCATTTAACATAAGAGATTATGCTTCAGATTTAGTTTATTACCAACAAGCAAAATCTATGAACATTGGCTCTCCTACATTTAGCAAAGAAGTTGATAAAGAAATTGCAAGAGCAGTAATTGATGATGACGAAAAACTAAATGATATATTTGAAGAAATAGATACAAAGTCTGAAGTTGGAGAATTTACCCAAGACGAAGTTGAGAAAGAAACAGTTGAAGAAGAAACTATTGAAACATAATATGTATGGCAGATATTTTAGAATCAACGACAAAATATCGTATCAAGCAGATTGAATTTGCTGAAGCCGAATATTATGAACAACTTACAAAAGTTTTAGATAAGATAGAAGATGAGATAACTTCCTTAGTTGGAAAATCTTTACCTACAACAGATGGAAAGCTAATTGAGTTAAGAGCCGCAATAGCAATAAGACCACAAATCAAAGCTATCTTGGAAAGAGAATATCTAGCTTGGTCAGATACAGTTGTTAGAACAGGATTTAATAAACAAGCTAAAAGAGTTGAAAGAGCATTTAAAACAATAGGAAGAATACCAAAAGAATTTCAAGAATTAACTAAAGGCGATCTAGCTTTAATAAAAAATTTAAAACAACAATACTTTACTCAATTCAAAGACATATCAAATACCTTTACAAGAACATTAGCAGATAAGGTTTATCAAAATACTTTATTAGGAAGTGAATTTACTGTTTTAGAAAAAGAATTAAGGCAAACAATCAATGGTATTTATGCTAGTTCAAAAGACCCTGAAATTAATAAATTAGTGAACTTTATTAAAAAGAACAAAAACAAAAAATCAATGCAATCTAAAGTAGAGAAAGCAGTTGCCAAATTACAATCCAAATTTGGTAGAGATCGTGCTGGAGAAAACATGAAAAGATATGCTGGACAGCTATTAAACGACTCATTAAGGGATTTTGATGCAACATTAAACTTTAATAAAGCTAATAATGCTGGACTTACTTTTATTAAATACTATGGAGATATTATTCCAACCACTAGAGAGATTTGCAGAAATTTAGTATCTGGTGTATATAACAAAAGACAAGGTGGTCTTTTCACTATTGATGAGGTCAGAAAACTTTGGACAAGTAGAAGTTGGTCAGGAAAAAAATCTGGCAATCCTTTAGTTGTTCGTGGTGGTTATAATTGTCGTCATCAATGGTCTTATGTCAATCCTGATTGGTATGACAGTAAAGGCGAACTTATAATATAAAAGGAGAAAAAATGTCAGATGACAAACAGGTTAATCAACCGCAAAATGATGTTCAGGAAGCTGAAGTTAAAGAAACTAAAACTGACGAACCAAAACCAAGTACAACTTTTAATCAAGAAGATGTTGATAGAATAGTCAAACAAAGATTAGAAGCTGAAAAAACAAAACATCAAAGACAGTTAGACGAAGTTAAAAAGCAAGAAGAAGAAGCTTTAAAAGCTAAACAAGTTCAGGAAGCTAAATCAAAATCAGAACTTGAAAAGCTTATGAGAGAAAGAATAGCTGAAAAAGATACTGAAATTCTTAATTACAAAAAAGCAATTAAAAAAGAAAGAATTGATAATCAAATACTTTCTGTTGCTTCAAGAAATAAAGCTATATCGCCAAGCCAAGTTGTTTCTTTATTGAAAGACGAAGTAAGATTAAATGACGATAATAGAGTTGAAATACTTGATAATAATAAAAATATTAGATATAACACTAAAGGTGAACTTTTAACGATTGAAGAAAAAGTTAAAGAGTTTTTAGATGCCAACCCACATTTCTCGCAAGGGTCATTGGCTGGTTCAGGGAGTCAGCAGAGCATCGGTGGTAATACTGTAAAACCTTTCAAAATTCAGGATTTAGATTTGAGTAAGCCAGAAGATCGTGCTAAATATGCAGAGTATCGCAATCAACGAGATTCAAAACCTACTCAAATTAACTTAACAAATAAATAATAAAGGACAAAAACAATGGCAAACGAAAGCACAAGTTCTACACTATCGGAACTATACACAGAGATAGTGGCAGAAGCATTATTCGTAGCAAGTGAAAGATCAGTAATGAGACCACTTGTAAAAAACTATGCAATAAGTGGTGGTGGAAAGTCAGTTGAGGTGCCAATATACGCAGTGGTAAGTGCTGCGGCAGTATCGGAAGCAACTGATTTATCTAACACAGCAATCAATCCAAGTTCAGTTACAATAACTGCAAGTGAAAATGGAATTATGACTACTCTAACAGACTTAGCAAGAAATTCCGCTCCAAGAAATGTAGCGGCAGATATTGGTAAACTGTTTGGAGAAGCGATTGCAAAAAAAATAGATACAGACCTTACTGCATTATTTGATGGATTCTCAACATCTGTCGGTAGTGCTGGAGCAGAAGTAACTGTTGCTAAACTATTTGAAGCGGCGGCTACTTTAAGACAAGCGGCAGTACCAGCGCCTTATGCTGGTGTGCTTAATCCAAAGGTTGCATATAATGTGAAGAAAAACTTAACTAATACTTTTGTTAATCCTAATCCTAATGACTTAACTAACGAAGCATTAAGAACAGGATATGTTGGTAACATCGCTGGAGTTCAAATGTTTGAATCTTCA